GTGAACGCGCAAAGCTTGAAAAATACGACACCGATGGACGACACCACGACGCAGAGCTGGATCTCGGGGCCGCACGCGCCGAGGTCCGACGCCGAATGGATCGCCTGCGCGCCTCATTCGATACGCGAGGCGTTTCTGGCGAGTCTGACGGATGAGGCCTTGGCGGCCCTGCCGTGGCTGTTCGAATTCTGGGCGATGCCGCATCAATTGCCACCCGAAGGGGCATGGCGGTCGTGGGTTTGCATGGGCGGGCGTGGTGCGGGGAAAACCCGCGCTGGCGCCGAATGGGTCCGCGCACAGGCCGAAGGGGCGCGACCGCGTGATCCGGGCCGTGCCCAACGGATCGCTTTGGTTGGCGAAACCTATGACCAAGTGCGCGACGTCATGATCTTTGGTGACGGCGGCATATTGGCGTGCTCGCCACCCGATCGTCGCCCGAAATGGGAGGCCACGCGCAAGCGGCTGGTCTGGCCGAATGGCGCGGTGGCGCAGTGTTTTTCCGCCCACGAACCTGAGGCGCTACGCGGCCCGCAATTTGATGCGGCCTGGGCCGATGAGTTGGGCAAGTGGAAAAAGGCTGACGAGGTCTGGGACATGCTGCAATTCACGCTGCGGCTGGGCGATGCGCCGGCTTGTGTGGTGACGACAACCCCGCGCGGGCAGGCCACGTTGAAAGCCTTGCTCAAGAACCCCTCGACAGTCCTGACGCAAGCCGCGACGCAGGCGAACCGCGCTTGGCTGGCCGACAGTTTTCTGACCGAAGTCGAGACACGCTATGGCGGCACCCGGTTGGGGCGGCAGGAGTTGGAGGGCGTGTTGCTGGATGACACCGAGGGCACGCTGTTTCCGTTGGCGCTGATCGAGGCGTGTCGTGCAGAAAAACCGCCAGCGTTTGACCGCGTTGTCGTGGCGGTCGATCCGGCGGTGACAGGGCATGCAGGCTCGGACCTGTGCGGCATCGTCGTTGTCGGTGCCGTCACGCAAGGGCCGGTGGCCGATTGGCGGGCCTATGTGCTTGAAGATGCCAGCGTGCGGGCGTCAAGTCCGACGGATTGGGCCAATGCGGCGATTGATGCAATGCAACGTCACGGGGCCGAGAAATTGGTGGCCGAGGTCAATCAAGGCGGCGATCTGGTGGCCGGCGTTTTGCAACAGGTCGATCCGCTGATCCCCTACCGCGGCGTTCATGCGACACGCGGCAAGTTGGCGCGGGCCGAACCGGTTGCGGCACTTTATGAACAGGGACGGGTCAAACACCTGCCGGGCCTTGGCTTGCTCGAAGAACAAATGGCGCAGATGACCGCACAAGGGTTTCGCGGCACCGGCAGCCCGGATCGGCTTGATGCGCTGGTCTGGGCCTTGCACGAGCTGATCTTGGAACCCTCGGCCAAATGGCGTCAGCCCCGGATGCGGGTGCTCTAAGTCTTTCTTTGTTCTTCAAATATCCTGGGGGTGAGCCGCAACGCGGCGAGGGGGCAACGCCCCCTTTTTCATGTGTTGCATCCCGGTGCAGGGCATCGTGCGCAGGCCTCTCATTATGACAAGGGTTTGCAGCGATAACTCGTTTCAAGGCCGAGGCATCAGAGTTTCACCGATGCCACGCGACAAGGAGGCACGCATGTTTGATTTCTTACGTAAGCCGGTGGCAGTACCCGAGGCAAAGGCTTCGGCGGTTGGGCCGTTGACCGCTGGCGCAGTCGGGCGGATGGCGGCCATTCAGGCGGCTACGCAACCACGGTGGACGGCCCGCGATACTGTATCGCTGACCCGCGCCGGGTTTCAGGGCAATCCGGTCGGCTTTCGCGCCGTTCGCCTGATTTCTGAAGCCGCAGCAGCTTTGCCAATGGTGTTGCAAGACGCCGAGCGTCGCTATGATCAGCACCCAGTGTTGGGCCTCATGCGGCGGCCCAATCCGGCGCAAGGGCGTGCCGAATTCCTCGAGGCGATTTATGCGCAAATCCTGTTGTCCGGCAGCGCCTATATCGAAGCTGTCGCCGGACCTGAGGTCGGAATGCCCGCTGAGTTGCATGTGCTGCGCTCGGACCGGATGAGCGTGATCCCCGGCACCGATGGCTGGCCCGCGGGCTATGAATACGCGGTGGGTGGCCGCAAGCATCGGTTTATCGCCGGCGACGGCCCGTCACCGATTTGTCATGTGCGGTCCTATCATCCGCTTGACGATCATTATGGGCTTTCCCCGATCGAGGCTGCGGCGACCGCGCTTGATGTGCACACCAGTGCCAGTCGCTGGTCAAAGGCGCTTTTGGATAATGCCGCGCGGCCCTCTGGTGCGATTGTTTTTCGGGGCTCGGATGGCCAGACCTCCATGTCGCCCGAACAATTCGAGCGCCTGCAAGAAGAGATGGAGATGCACCATCAAGGTGCGCGCAATGCCGGCCGCCCGATGTTGCTGGAAGGTGGTCTTGATTGGAAGCCGATGGGGTTCAGCCCTTCGGATATGGAATTTCACAAAACCAAAGAGGCGGCGGGGCGCGAGATCGCTTTGGCCTTTGGCGTGCCACCGATGCTGCTGGGGATCACCGGCGATGCAACCTACGCCAATTACCAAGAGGCCAATCGCGGGTTTTATCGGCTGACGGTGCTGCCTTTGGCGGCCAAGGTCTCGGATTCCCTGTCGCATTGGCTGTCGAGCTATCTCGGTGAGGCGTTGGAACTGAAACCCGACCTTGACCAGGTGCCCGCGTTGGCAATTGAGCGTGAACAGCATTGGCGCCGTGTGGCCGAGGCCGAGTTCCTCTCTGATGCCGAGAAACGCGCCTTGCTGGGCCTTTCGCCACGCACCGAGGGCGCATGACGGCGCAGCGCCGCGCGGTCGGCGGCTCACGATTTTTGTATGACAGCTTTGACCTCGCGCAGGCCCGAATCGACGCCCAGGAACGCGTCGAGACCGAGCGCCGCGCGGGGTTGGACTACCGGCTGGGCCGCATCGAAGAAACGCTGGAACGTATCGAAAAGCGTTTGTGGTTGGTGGTTTACGGGGTGGCGTCGGGCGTGATGGTGCACGGGGCGTTGGCCTTGATGATGGCAGGGATCTGAGGAGAGACGATGATAGGGTTAGAGACAAAATTCACGCAACCGGGTGTGGCATTGTCGGACGGATCGCTGATCCGGGGCTATGCATCGGTGTTCGGCATCAAGGACCGTGGCGGCGATATCGTCATGCCGGGGGCCTATAGCGCCAGCCTGAAACGCCTGACCGAGGCCGGTGGCCGCGTGCGGATGCTGTGGCAACACGATCAGGGTCAACCGATTGGCGTTTGGGACGAGGTTGTCGAAGATACGCACGGCCTACGGGTTCGGGGCCGGTTGCTGACCGACGTTGCCAAAGGGCGTGAGGCGGCGGCGCTGATGGCGGCGGGCGCGGTGGACGGATTGTCGATCGGCTACCGCACGCTACGGGCCGAAAAACAGACCGGCGGCGGGCGCAAACTGCACGAGCTGGAGCTGTGGGAAGTGTCGCTTGTGACCTTTCCAATGCTGCCAGTGGCGCGGGTTTCGGCCAAAGAAGACACCCGTGGCGAAAGCCTGGCGGCGGTGTTTGCCATGGGCCTCGATGCGGCGCGGGTGGCGTTGAAACGCTGAACAACACGATTTTTCAACAGACACACCGCACCGGGTTTTGGCCGGTGCGGTGGCGGCGGGTGCCTCGGTGTGGCCTGCCAAACCAAGGCAACCCAGAAAGGACGGACATGAACAGCAGCGAATTTCCCGGCCCTAAAAGCCAGGACACTGATGTGACGCACGAGCCGCACGGCGAGGCGGCGCAACTGAAGACTGCGATGGAGGGGTTCGTGAATGAAATCAAATCCTTCCGTGCAGACGTAACAGGCAACTTGAAAAAACAGGACGAGCGATTGACCATGTTGGACCGTAAATTTTCTACCAAATCCGCCCGCCCCGTGTTGGCGCAATCCGACGCTGGCGAAGGCCTGCACCTGAAGGCATTTGACGCCTATTTGCGCAGTGGCGACGACGACGCGCTGCGCGGTATCGTGCTTGAAGGCAAGGGCATGAACACCTCGGTGAACTCGGAGGGTGGTTATCTCGTCGATCCGCAAACCTCCGAGCGTATTCAAGGCGTTCTCTATGCCTCGGCCTCAATTCGGGCGATTGCCAGTGTCGTTCAGGTCGAAGCTGGCTCGTTTGATGTGCTGGTTGACCACGGCGACGTCGGGTCTGGCTGGGCCGTCGAGGCTGGGCCGATTTCCGAGACTGGTAGTGCCGCGATTGACCGGATATCGATCAAGCTGCACGAGCTCAGCGCCATGCCAAAGGCCAGCCAGCGTTTGCTGGAAGACAGCGCCTTTGACGTCGAAGGTTGGTTGGCCGACCGCATCGCGCAGAAATTCGCCCGCGCCGAGGCCGCGTCATTCATTTCGGGCGACGGCGTCGACAAACCACGCGGCATTCTGAACCACACGATTGCCGCCAATGATACGGCTGTTTGGGGCGAGCTGGGCTATGTCGCGACCGGTGCGGCAGGTGATTTCGACGGCACCAATCCGGCCGATGCGATTGTCGATCTGGTCTATGCGCTTGAGGCTGGCTACCGCGCCAATGCGGCGTTTGTGATGAACTCCAAAACTGCCGGTGCCGTGCGCAAGATGAAGGACGCTGATGGTCGCTTCTTGTGGTCGGACGGTCTGGCGGCGGGCGAGCCTGCACGCTTGATGGGCTACCCCGTGCTGATCGCCGAGGATATGCCGGATATTGCCGCCGATGCGCATGGCATTGCCTTTGGTGACTTCCGCGCCGGTTATACGGTCGCCGAGCGTCCCGATCTGCGGGTTCTGTGCGATCCGTTCAGCGCCAAGCCGCATGTGTTGTTCTATGCCACCAAACGTGTCGGCGGCGATGTGACCGACTTTAACGCGATCAAATTGCTCAAGTTCTCGGCTTCGTAAGGCGCTGGGAACACATAAGATCGGGTCGCCCCCACTGGGCGGCCTGATGGTGGCGCAGGCGTGTGCGGCGGATCCATTGGGTTCTTCGCCCCGTATCGTCCGGCTGCTCCCTATCCGTGCGCGGAATACGGGGACACGCCTGCGCCAGTTTCTGCCCATCACGGGCGTCTAGGAGGCACGCATGGATTTGATCGAAACCAGTTCAGTGGATGATGGCGACCTGCCAATTGCAGCGTTTCGTGCGCATCTGCGTCTGGGCGCAGGCTTTGCCGACGAGGCGACCGCGGACGCGCTGTTGGTCCAGTATTTTCGCGCCGCAATGGCGTTGATTGAGGGGCGGACCGGCAAGGCGCTATTGTCGCGCGGCTTTCGTCTGACGATCCAGCGATGGCGCTGGGCGGATGCACAAGCCCTGCCGGTGGCCCCGGTTTCTGCGGTGACGGCGATGGCCATGCGCGATGTGACCGGTGCGCCTAGTGTGGTCGATGCATCACGGTATCATTTGGCCGGCGACCGCCACCGCCCGCAGGTTGCGGCGACAGGGGCCGTGCTGCCGATGATCCCAACCAAAGGCAAGGTCGAGGTTGATTTTACCGCCGGTTTTGGCGCGGTTTGGGATGCGGTTCCCGATGATCTACGCCAAGCGGTGATGCTACTGGCGGCACAGTTCTACGAGAATCGCACCGATGGTGACGCCGGTTTGCCGGGTGCCGTCGAGGCGTTGATTGCCCGCTGGTTGCCTGTTCGGATCACCGCAGGGGGGCATCGCTGATGCGCTATGCTTTGAACCGGCCGATGGTGCTGGAAGATGCGGCGACCACGCCCGATGGGGCGGGCGGCTATACCGCCACTTGGACGGCGCTGGGCACCCTATGGGCCGAGGTTCGGCCGGGTTCCGGCACCGAGCGGCGTGGCGCTATCGCGCCTGAAGGCCGCATGACATTTCGTATTTATCTGCGGGCAGCACCGCAAGACAGCCCGCAACGCCCGCGCCCCGATCAACGCCTGCGCGAGGGGAGCCGTGTGTTCACGATCCTCGCCGTGTCCGAGGTCGATCCGCAAGGCACCTATCTGGTGTGTCACGCCCGCGAGGAGGTTCCTGCATGAGTTATCAATCTGCCGGAGCCTTACAAGAGGCGTTATACACTGCGTTGACTGGCGACGCTGCGCTGATGGGGTTGCTGGCCGGTGGCGTGCATGACGCGCCGCCACCCGGCACGCCGCAGGGCACCTATGGGGTAATCGGCGTCGAGGATGCGATTGACCGGTCCGACATCACCGGGCCAGGATCCGAGCACCGTGTGGTGATTTCCGTGGTCAGCGATGCCTCGGGGTTTTTGACCGCCAAAAGCGCCGCCGCACGCATTTCGCAGATTTTGCCGGACACGCAGCCTGTGCTGGCCAGCGGTCGGATCGTGGCGATCTGGTTTCATCAAGCGCGTGCGCGGCGGGTCGAGGGTGGCACAGTGCGCCGCGTCGATCTGACCTTTCGGGTGCGCGTTGAGGGCTAATTCATCAATTATAAGGAGTGGCTGGTATGGCTGTGCAAAGCGGTAAAGACCTGCTGATTAAAATGGACATGACCGGGGCGGGGCAATTTGAAACCATCGCGGGGCTACGGGCATCGCGCATCAGCTTTAATGCTGAGACGGTCGATGTGACCAGCCTCGACAGTCTGGGCGGCTGGCGCGAGTTGCTGGCCGGTGCAGGCGTCAAGGCGGCGTCGATCTCGGGTTCGGGCGTGTTTCGGGACGAGGCGACGGACGAACGGGCGCGGGCGGTGTTTTTCAACGGGGAAATTCCGAATTTTTAGGTGATTATCCCGGATTTTGGCACCGTCGAGGGGGCGTTTCAGATCACCAGTATCGAATACGCGGGCTCGTATAACGGTGAGGCGACGTATGAGATGATCTTGGCCTCGGCCGGGGCGCTGGACTTCGTCGCCGCGACCCCGCCAGCCGCTGATCCTGAGGATTATATCGACCCTGAGGAGCCGGTCGTATGAGCAATCCCTACGCAGGTGAGGTGACGCTGGTCATTAACGGCGAACGGCGGGTGTTGAAGCTGACGCTTGGCGCCTTGGCTGAGCTGGAGACCGCGTTGGGGGCGAGCAGCCTTGTCGCGTTGGTTGAACGGTTCGAGGCCGGTGCGTTCTCGGCGCGGGACGTCATGGCGCTGATCATGGCCGGCCTGCACGGCGCGGGGCAGGCAACGGTCGCGGATGACCTGTTGCGGGCCGATATTGAGGGCGGCGCGGTTGCTGCCGCCCGTGCCGCCGCCCGCCTGCTGGCGCTGGCGTTTGCCCTGCCTGAGGGCGCGGCGTGAGCGGCAAAACGGGTCTCGACTGGCCGGGATTGATCAGCGCGGGGCTGCATGGCCTTGGGTTGAAACCGGCGGAATTTTGGGCGCTGACGCCCATTGAATTGATGCTGATGTTGGGTCGGGAACACACCGCCGAGGGGACCTTTACGCGCGAGCGTTTGGAAACCTTGTTGCGGCAGTTCCCCGATACATCGGCACCACAGCAAATGGAGGCTGATGATGGCGGCGATGGACGAACTGGGCGTGCAACTGGCAGAGCTGGAGGCACGCATGGCCGCGACCTCGGATATGGTGGCGAGCCTCGATTCCGGTCTTGCAGACATGGGGCGCAGCCTGATCGACACGAACCGTGAAATGACCGGCCTGTCGCGTTCGATGGGCAGCGGGTTGCGCAAAGCTTTTGACGGCGTGGTGTTTGATGGCGCGCGCCTTTCGGATGCGATGCGGCAACTGGGGCGGTCTATGTCGGATGCGATTTATGCGGCGACGATGCGCCCGGTGCAATCGGCGGTTGGCGGCGCGATGGCGTCGGTGGTCGGCGGTTTGATGCGCAGTGTTTTGCCGTTCGCCAACGGCGCGTCGTTCAGTCAGGGCCGGGTCATGCCCTTTGCCCAAGGCGGTGTTGTGTCGTCGCCGGTGTCGTTCCCGATGCGCGGCGGCACCGGCCTGATGGGCGAGGCAGGCCCCGAGGCGATCATGCCGCTGACCCGTGGTGCGGATGGCCGGTTGGGCGTGCGGTCCGCTGGCGGCGGTGGTCGCGCGATGAACGTAGTGATCAACGTGTCGACCCCAGATGTCTCCGGCTTTCAACGCAGCCAATCGCAGATCGCCGCGCAGATGCAGCGTCTGTTGGCGCAAGGGCAAAGGAATTACTGAACCATGAGCTTTCACGAGATCAGATTTCCCGCCACCCTGAGTTTCGGGTCGCTGGGCGGGCCGGAACGCCGCACCGAGATTGTCACGCTGGCCAACGGCTTTGAGGAACGTAATACGCCCTGGGCGCAGGCCCGCAGGCGCTATGACGCGGGGCTTGGCCTGCGGTCGCTGGACGATGTTGAACGGCTGATTGCCTTTTTCGAGGCACGCCAAGCCATGCTGCACGGCTTTCGCTGGAAGGATTGGGCGGATTTCAAATCCTGCCGCGCGTCGCGCGAGGTCAACGCGTTGGATCAGACGTTGGGCTATGGTGATGGTTTCCGCACCGCATTTCCACTGGCAAAGACCTACCGGTCCGGCGACTGGGAAACCGTGCGGATGATCACCAAACCCGTCGCGGGCACCGTGCGCGTGGCGATTGCCGGAACCGAGGTCGGCGAGGCTGTGGCGTGGTCGGTGAATTTGGAAACCGGCGTTATCACCTTTGTGACGCCTCCCGCCGTCGGTGCCGAGATCACCGTGGGCTATGAATTTGACGTGCCGGTGCGTTTCGACGCCGACCTTATTCAAGTGTCAGTCGCCAGTTTTCAGGCCGGTGACGTGCCCAAAGTGCCGGTTGTCGAGGTGCGCCAATGAGCGATTTCACCACAACCCGCGCCCGCGCTTGGTCGTTGGAACGTCGTGACGGCGTGGTCATGGGGTTCACCGATCACGACCGCGATCTGGGTTTTGACGGCTTGGAGTTTCGCGCCGGAACCGGCATGAGCGCCAGTGCCGTGGTGCAGGCCACCGGCCTTGCGGTCGATAACACCGAGGCGGCCGGTGCGCTCAGTCATTCAGGTTTGCGCGAACACGACATTCTTGCCGGGCGCTATGATGGTGCCAGCCTGACCATATGGGAGGTGGATTGGGCAGAAACAGCACTGCGCCGCATCCTGTTTCGTGGGTCGGTGGGCGAAATCACCCGCGCGGGCGGCGCGTTCCGCGCTGAATTGCGCGGACTGACCGAGCCGCTTTCAAAGTCCGCGGGGCGCATATTTGGCGGGGTTTGCCCCGCCGTTCTGGGGGATGCCACGTGCCGGTTCGACTTGGATCAGCCGGGTTTCGCCGCCGATGTGACCCTGCTCGAGGTGTCTGAGGAAGGCGCAATTCTGACGGTGCCCGCACTGCCTGAATTCGCCTTTCGTTGGTTCGTCGACGGGCAGGTGCAGTTCCAAACTGGGGCCGCCGCTGGCCTGCACGCCCTCGTGCGCCGCGAGGAGCTGACGGACACGGGCCGCCGATTGCATCTTTGGGCCGCGCCGGGGGCCGCGCCCGCCGTGGGTGATGCCGTGCGCATCGAGGCAGGCTGCGACAAACGGTTTGCGACCTGTCGCTACAAATTCGTCAATACGTTGAATTTTCAGGGTTTCCCGCATGTCCCCAGTGATGATTGGCTGCTGGCGACGCCAAAGGTTGATGATGAGGGATGATCCTCGCGGGGCCATCGTCGCTGCTGCAACGCGTTGGATTGGCACGCCGTATCAGCACCAAGCCTCGATGCAGGGCGCGGGCTGCGATTGCCTTGGGCTGGTGCGTGGCATTTGGCGCGAGGTTCGTGGCACCGAGCCGCAACCCGTCCCGGCCTATGGCGCGGATTGGTCGGAAACCTCGGGCGACGAGGCACTCTGGGCGGCGCTGTCGCGGCATCTGACCCCCGTCGCGGGGCCGCTGGAACTGGGGCAGGTGCTGTTGTTTCGGATGCGGGCGGGCAGCGTTGCGAAGCACCTCGGGATCCTCAGCCAGACGACGGCCAATCCTAGATTTATCCACGCGTACAGCGGGCATGGCGTGATTGACAGTCCACTCAGCCCCCCATGGGCGCGCCGCATTGTGGCGCGGTTTGACCTGAATTGATGTGAAGGAGCCTGCAAATGGCGACGTTGCTTTTGTCTGCCGCCGGTGCGGCACTTGGTGCCAATGTCGGGGGCGCGGTCCTCGGGCTTTCGGGAATGGTGATTGGCCGCGCCGTCGGCGCAACCCTTGGCCGGGTGATCGACCAACGCCTGCTGGGCGGATCGGGTGCGGTGGAAACCGGGCGCATCCAGCGTTTGCAGGTCACTGGCGCAGGCGAGGGGGTTCCCGTGCCGATGGTCTGGGGGCGCACGCGGCTTGCCGGGCATGTGATCTGGACCTCCAGTTTTGAAGAGGTTCAGGGCCGATCACGGCGCACAAAAGGCGGGCTTGGCCCTAAAGTAACCGAAGACTCGCGCTATACCGTCAGCGTCGCCATTGCGCTGTGCGCAGGCGAGATCACTGGGATTGGCCGCATCTGGGCGTATGGCGAAGAAATCGCCCCGCATGATCTGAATTTACGGGTCTACACCGGCAACGCCGATCAAATGCCCGACCCCAAGATCGAAGCCGTCGAGGGCACCGATGCGGCCCCTGCGTACCGTGGCACGGCCTATGTGGTGATCGAAGACCTCGATCTTGGGCCGTTTGGCAACCGCCTGCCGAATTTCGCCTTTGAGGTGATCCGCCCTGCGCAAGCCGAGGGCCATACCACGTTGCAAGACGTGGTGCCGGGTGTTGCGTGGATGCCGGGGTCCGGCGAATACGCCTATGCGACCGAGTCCGTTTTGGTCGAAAGTTACACGGGCCAGCCGCCGAACCCGCTCGATCCGAGCGGGTTCTTAGGGGGGCTTGGCAACTCCTTGGACGCAGGTACGCGACAAGCGAATAAAAATTCACCGTCGGGCCTGCCCGATTTTCCGACCGCACTGGCCACCTTGCAAGTAGAATTGCCGCAGGTGAAATCCGGTCTGCTGATCGCCTCGTGGTTTGGCAATGATCTGCGCTGTAATAGCTGCACGATCAAACCTAAGGTGGAATATGCCAGCGTTGACGGTCGCGAGCAGCCGTGGTCCGTCAGTGGCGTGACCCGAAGCACCGCGGTCGAGGTTGCCCGTTTGAATGATGCGCCGATTTACGGTGGCACGCCCTCCGATGCCTCGATCTTGCAAGCGATCGACGCGATGCGGGACGCGGGTCAAGCGGTGGTGTTCTACCCATTCTTGCTCATGGAACAACTGGGCGGCAACGCCTTGCCTGACCCGTGGTCAGACGCCGACGATCAACCGGTGCTGCCGTGGCGCGGGCGCATCACGATGTCCAAGGCACCGGGCCAGACCGGCACACCCGACCGCACCGCCGCCGCCACGGCACAGGTCGCGGCGTTCTTTGGCTCCGTGCAGGCCGCTGATTTCACCGTCAGCCCCGGCAGTGTCACCTATTCCGGCCCCGTTGAATGGTCGTATCGGCGTTTCATCCTGCACAACGCGGCGCTTTGCGCAGCCTCGGGCGGCGTCGATGCGTTTTGCATCGGCTCGGAAATGCGCGGCCTGACGCAAATTCGCGGCCTTGGCGACAGTTTTCCGGCGGTCGAACAGTTTATCGCCCTGCTCCATGATGTGCGCGCAATCCTTGGGCCGGATGTCACGCTGACCTATGCCGCCGATTGGAGCGAATACGCGGGCTATGATGCCGGTGAGGGCAACCGCTATTTCCACCTTGATCCGCTGTGGTCTGACCCAGAGCTGAACGTCATCGGCATCGACAATTACATGCCCGCCGCAGATTGGCGCGACGACGAGGATCACCTTGACGCGCAAGCCGGTTGGAAATCCACGCATGATCCGGCCTATTTGCAGGCCAATATCGCGGGCGGCGAAGGGTTCGATTGGTACTACGCCGACGCCCAGGACCGCGACGGCCAGCGCCGCACGCCGATCACCGATGGTCAGGGCGAGCCGTGGATTTGGCGGGTCAAAGACCTGCGCAATTGGTGGGGAAACCGCCATACCGATCGCCAGAACGGCCTGCGTGCCGCTGAACCAACGGATTGGGAGCCACGCTCGAAACCAATCTGGTTCACCGAATATGGCTGTGCGGCGGTCGACAAAGGGGCCAACCAACCCAACGTGTTTATTGATCCGAAATCCTCGGAATCATCGCCGCCGTACTTCTCGAACGGGCAGCGCGATGATCTGATGCAGATGCAATTCTTGCTGGCGCAGCACGCATTTTGGACCGATCCGGCCAACAATCCGACGTCGGATGTCTATGGCGGCGCGATGGTCGATTGGTCGAAAAGTCACGCTTGGGCGTGGGACGCGCGGCCTTGGCCGTGGTTTCCAAGCAATGTTGACCTGTGGTCAGACGGCGACAACTGGCTGCGGGGCCACTGGCTGACGGGCCGCGCCACCAACCAGCCGCTGGCTGCGGTGATTGCCGAGGTCTGCCAACGGGCGGGCATCACGGCTTTTGACGTCAGCGCGGTTTTTGGCGTGGTGCGCGGCTATATCACCGACTCGACGGCGACAGGCCGCGCGGCATTACAGCCCCTGATGATGGCGCATGGTATCGAGGCGCTAGAGCGCGACGGTCTGCTGATCTTTCGGATGCGCGACGGTCTTGATCCGGTGGCGCTAGACCGTGGTGATCTGGTCGCGCATGAGGGCGGTGATCTGTCGGTCACACGCGGGTCGGACGTCGACAAAGCCGGTCGTCTGCGCCTCGCTTATATCGAGGCCGAAGGCCAATTCGAGAACCGCAGCGCCGAAGCGGTGATCCCCGACGAGGTGACGGGCGATGTCGCAAACAGCGAGTTGCCGATGGGTCTGACCCATGCCGAGGCTCGCACCGCCGTCAAACGCTGGCTGTCCGAGGCCCGTGTGGCCCGCGATATCGCACGGTTCAGCCTGCCTGCGTCCTCGACGCTGGGCGCGGGGGATATTGTGACGCTTGATCACGATGGGGCGCGGTGCTCGTACCGCATCGACCGCATGGAGCTGACCGGTGCTCGCGATATCGAGGCGGTGCGCGTCGAGCCGGGGATTTACCGGCATGCCGACCGCGAGGACACCTTGGCGCAATCACGCGGGTATCAGGCGGCAGTGCCGGTGGTGCCGATGTTTCTCGATCTGCCGCTGATGCGCGGTGACGAGGTTCCCCATGCGCCGCATTTGGCCATTACCGCCCGCCCGTGGCCGGGGTCGGTTGCGGTCTATGATGCGCCGACGGGTGGCGGGGAATTTGCGTTGAACGTCGTGAAAGGCGTGCGCTCGACGATGGGCCTGACACGCACACCCTTGTTCAACGCGCATCACGCCTTGTGGCAGCGCGGCGCAGGTGTCGAGGTGACATTCGCACGAAGCGCCAAACTGGCCTCGGTGGAGCGCGGTGAACTTCTGGATGGGGCCAACCTTGCGGTGATCGGCAATGGTGCCTTGTGGGAACTCTTTCAGTTCACCGACGCCGCACTCCTTGATCCCGGCGTCTGGCGGTTGTCGGGCCTGCTGCGCGGTCAATTCGGCACCGATGCCTTGATGCCCGGCGCATGGGCGCCAAACTCCATCGTGATGTTGATGGATAGCACCGTGTCACAGGTCGATCTGGCGGAAACCATGCGCGACGTGGCGCGGCGTTGGCGGATCGGACCGGCGGCGCTGGCCTATGACGACCCGACCTATGTCGAAAGCATCGAGGCCTTTGTCGGGAACGGGCTGCGCCCCTATTCACCCGCACATCTGCGGGCAACCCGACAAGCTGCGGGCGCGGATTTGCAGGTGGCATGGGTGCGCCGCACCCGCACTGGCGGTGACAGTTGGGCCGGGTTCGAGGTGCCTTTGTCGGAAGAATTCGAGCAGTATCTGGTGCGGATCATCCACAACGGAGCCGTCGTGCGCGAGGTTCAGACCGCGACGCCAAACTACGCCTATTCGGTGGCGCAACAGACCGGCGACGGGGTGTTTGGTGTGTTCAGTATCGCCGTGGCGCAAATGTCGGCGGCCTTTGGTCCGGGGCTGTTCACCACCACCGAAGTGCCCAGTTGA